CTCTTCTGCTTTGTGGTGGCTCTTTCCATGGAGCGCCACGTTATGGGGCAAGTCCGTATCTTTACGAACCCAAGCCTATAACGCAGTCGAATCGATGGGTCCAGAAGTTGTCCGAGGGAACCGTTTCACAACGGTTCCTAAAGATTGTACGAAAGACCGCGGCATCGCCGTGGAACCAAGTATTAATCTTTTCTATCAACTTTCCCTCGGGAAAATTGTCAGAGACAGACTCCTGAAGCAAGGTATTAACCTTGCCGAAGGGCAGAGCGTTCACAGGCAGGTCGCCTGTGAGGCCAGTAAGCATGGCTGCTATGCAACTCTAGACTTATCAAATGCTAGTGATACCGTTTGCTATAACTTGGTGAAGTTATTGCTCCCAAGCAAGTGGTTCGATTTATTCGAATCACTTCGGAGCCCTTTTACTCTTTTTAAGGGTAAGTGGGTTCGACTGGAGAAATTCAGTTCTATGGGTAACGGTTTTACGTTTGAGCTTGAAACATTGATATTCCTATCAATTATTCTCGCCGTCCGCAATCTCCGAGCAAGATCAGAGCCTTTAGAAGCTTTGGTTCAGCCTGGTGAGGATGTCTGGGTGTATGGTGATGATCTCATCATACCAACAGATTGGGCAACAGACGTAGTTTCTGCGCTTACCTACTGTGGGTTTGAAGTCAATCGACGTAAGTCTTTTGTTACAGGCTCCTTTAGGGAAAGTTGCGGCGGAGACTTCTTTAAGGGCGTGGACGTTCGTCCATTTTACCTTAAGGAGTTCCCCAGTGAACCGCAACAGTGGATTACGATCGCCAACGGTATTAAAAAGATGGTTACTAGTAATAGTAGCTTTCATTCTGGCCGTGACGATCTTCTCCGCGCTTGGTTTACCGCTCTGGATTCACTTCCAGCTCACATCCGACGGTTACGAGGCCCTAATAAACTTGGGGACCTCGTCATCCACGATGAGAGAGAAAGATGGCAAATCAAGAAGCGTGGAAGCCTTTCCTTCATCAACGTCTACAGGCCAGCCAAATTCCGAGTGATCGGATGGCAGCATTGGAAACCTGATGTTGGATTAGCAGCAATCCTATATTTAAGCAACCAACACTCGTCTCGAGGAGTGATACCTCGAGATGGTGTTCTTGGCTATAAAGTAG